TCTCTTATGTCTCCGATCATGAATCTGTCGTAAATATAATCATGAACGGGAGTCTTGTAAGGTTCAAACACCTCGACAGCGTCAATCATTATTTCCCAGTCTTCCGGGCCATACCTTCCATCCCACACGTCAAGATATTCTCTTAGAAGAAATCCATACTTGCCAAATCCTGGTCCAATATCGAGAATCTTCTTGGGCTTTATACGTCTGGAAAACTCTATTATCTTCTGAATATGAAAGTGCGAGCTTGTAGGCATATAAAAAGAAAAAGAAAAGGAAATATAAAAAGTTTTCTTAAGCAGCTCTTGTTACAAGTTTCCAGGTCGGGCTTGCCTTTGTATTGGCGTTTATATAGTGATTAGCGTTTGTGTAATCAATATACAAGCTCCCCGGACCTGCGACATTAGCTCCAGTTCCAGAAGTTCCGTCTGTTGGTGCTCCGTTGCCAGTAAGGATAGCAACATTGTTGAGCAATCTTGCGTCAGCCTTGTTGACTCCTGTAAGCTGGCCCATGTCAAAACCATAATCTGGCTTTGCCTTAACAAATTCAATAGACGTAACTTTAACGACACCTGAGTGCCAACCGAATCGTCCCATTTCTATTACCTCCTGTTTTAACCATCCCTTCTAAAAAGAAGGAAATTGCTGGAGTTAACTCCAGCCCAAACAGCATGTTTATGCGTCTGATACTTTTATCAGGACAATAGCGTTCTCCTGTAGTGTCTTGCACTGGAATGCCATGTCGAGATATACTCTGAATTCCGCCTGGTTCTTATGATACTCGAAATCGAGTGAAGGCTGCTCTCCATAAGCAATACCATATGAAACTCTTGACTTTACCATGAAGCAGCTGTGTCCAGCGAGTGAACCGCTACCCCAGTTGGTATGAGCCGGGCATTGCTCTGTTGAAATTACCTTAACACCAAGATATCTTCCGATTTCTCCGTTCATAACGACTTCCCTTCCGCCGTATTCTGCAGCATTAACAAATTGGGAATCTTTTAGCAAAGCTTCCTCGTTTGCGGCTGACAAGAACAGGACGAATGGCCTATCTGGTTCAGGATACCATCCATTAGATTTCAGGTATCTGATAGACTTGGCAATCAGGTCTGTTGTCAGAACGTCTCCAGACTCAAGGTTGCTTGTAAGTGTAGCATCCCCGCCGAATAATGTTGCAGCCGGTGAGCTTGCAGCCTCAATTGCTGTTGCAAATGCTGTATCTATTGTCAAAGCGGCATAGTAAACCATTTGCTCTCTTGCAAACCTTACAACGTCAACCTGTGAAGTTCTTACAACGTCTTTTGAAATAGCTGCGCCGAACTTCTGTGTTGAAGGAGTAAATGTTACAGTGCTCAGGTTATCAATCTGAGTCATTGTTCTGTCTACGCCCTCAGAGGTCGTTGCTGTGAATGTCAGGTTTGAAGTTGCAATTGGAACTTCAACGTCCTTGTTGCCAGGTCTTACGTTTGTAACATAAGCAAACTGCTCAAAGAACATTTTTTTCTTTGCTGCTTCAAGTATCTGCTGTATCCAGTATTTACCCTGGACGTCAGAAATTCCTGTGGTTGAAGTAGTAGTATCTCCTGTTGCAAATTCCTGCATTGTCTGTTTCATTTATAACACCTCCGGTCCCATTCCCTGAAGGAATGATAACATTTGCTGGTCAATATCACCCTTCTGAGACAGCTCTTCTGTCTTTACAGTTTTCTTATCTGGTTCGTTGAGTTTAGCTTCCATTGACTTGATCTTTTCAGACATTTCCTGTATGATAACGTCTTTGTCAGACAGCTTTTCTGAACTTGTTTCAGTTTTCAGATTTTCCTTGTTTTCAACAGACTCGTCCTCTGAAGACTCTTCATCCTCTTCCTGCATTTTCTTTTCTTCAGGTTCAGGGTATTTTTTCTTCTTAAGCTCGTCAACTTCTGACTTTAGCTCTTTGATCGCGTCCATTATATCTGAAAGTTCAATAGACTCGCTCATTTTCCTTTTCTCCCAGGCTTTAGCAGCATCTTTTATTGAAGCTCCCGGGTTCTTCTTCATGTAGTCCTTGACGAAATCTGTATAAGCTGAAAGCTCTGCTTCAAGCGCAGACATTTTCTCCTCATAAGGATAAGGATACTTTTTCTTTGGGTTTTCAGCCTTTTCAGCGTTCTCAGTCTCGGAGTTCTCTTGTGATTGCTGCATTTCTTCCTCAACCTCTTCGTTTTTAATTTCTTTCTTAGGCATTTTGCATACCTCCGTATTCTTTTGTTGGTTGTTGATATAAGCAGTTTTCACTGCCGGATTTATGACAACGCTAAAGTTATCAAACATAAAACTTCGCATTGCACCACTCTCCTCATGCCCGGAAACTTTAGGGCTTATTCCCATTTTGGCTCCATAGGCAAGTTTCATTGCAGTGGATTTATCAACGATATAGAGATCTCCGACAACATCGTCACCATTCAGCCTTTGGTTGCGGACCTCTCCTATCCATTCACGAGATCGTAAATCTTCATGGTCATTAAACAACGACCTTATTTCTTTCTTATCCCAGGGTGTCTTGAGAAAAGCATTCCTTATGGCTTGGGAGCTATAAAAATACCCGTTCCAGACTCCGGGACTCATTAAAACTTTATCTTTTATGACAAAGGGCAGCTTGACATCTTTCTCAAGATCCATGCTTTCAAGTTTTTCAATCTTGCTCAAAAGCTGCTGGACTGCTGGCTGGTCATACAAGATATCTACAGGTATTTCTTCAGTCATACCAGCATTTACAATTTTTCACATTTAAATATTTTTAGAATTTAATATTATTCACAAAACTGCTTCTGATATCGCCAGACTGTGTGTGTTGATCTGCCGATTGCCTGAGCAATATCAGTTCTGAATTTTCCTTGCTCGGTCATTTCAACTATGGTATTAATCTCTTCTACTGAAACTTCAATCTGCCCAACTTTTCTTCCTTTCGCCATTATTTCCCCTCGATTATGTCTGATACGGTAAAATCCTCCTCCCACATTTTGCAGCTCCAGTATCTTGCGGTTGTCGGATCTTTTGCAGTATCACACTTATGTCTTGCCCTGAAATTCTTTCTTGCTTCAGGATTATCGCGTTTTATCTCCATGTCGGGATCACCGAAAGTCACTTTGATTACCTTTCCAGACTTGTCCTTAACATAAACACCGAATTTCTTGGAAGAACCTTTAGGAAGCCTGAATGGCTTGTTGAGCTTTGATAGATCTTCATTTTCAGAAATCGTAATGAGCTCGGGTTTTTCCCCGGGCTTTGCCCAGATTAAATGTTTCTGGCCCTTTTTCTTAAGCTCGGCCTTTATCTTTTCAAGATCGTGTGTTTCCGCATAAGGAGTCTGGTCTTCGGGAAAATCTATAATCCAGATTCTTCTTCCCGCAATAGGGGCATACTGAATAAGCATTCTTCCGTTGAGATCTTTTCCTTTTAAGAATAGCTCAAAGAAATGCTCTCTCCACACACCCATTTCAAAAGTTCCTGAATCGGGTGCAAAGAATTTCGCATATTTCTCTTCCGTAGCCCCAACACCTCTCGGCTCAGAAATAAGAGGCTTGTCTTTTGCAACCTCAACCCATCCTTTAGGCTGTGGAAGTTTCCATGTTCCCTGAAGATTCTTCTCTTTTCCTTTGTTCTTACTGAGATTAATAAGCTTGTCTTTCTCTGGAAGAGTTCGATTATCTCTTGTAGATCCAAGAAATACTGTAAATCCAAAAAGATTATCATTTCTTCCTTCAAACCTAAGATCGCCATGTATTGACTTATCAGTATTATCCATAAACCAATCGTCAGATTTATCTGTATCTTCCTTATCAAGACCTCTCCAGTGGTGATGATAAATAAACTTCCCCTTGCCAGATTCGGGATATGCTTTCCACCAGTTGTTTTCCCAATAATCCAAGGCAGCTTCTGACCTCGTTCCGCCCTCTTCCTTAACCCCTGTTTCTTTTCCTCCAACACCTTTATCTTGGAGTTCCTCAGATAAGCCGGTCTCTCCGCCACCCACCATACCAAAAAGATCAGAGTCATTAAACTCATAATCAAGTCCGCGCTTCATGATTTCTTTGAATACAAGCGAGGCGTAATTTATTACGGCTTCTATGCTGATAGGAATTTTCTTTCCAGATTTATGCTCTGAATATAATTCCTCGTAAGTTTCCCATGCGTCAGTAAGAGATTTGTCGTTAAGATTTGAAGGATCAACCTCTACAGACTCATCTTCCCGGTTTGGCTGCCGAATAACTCTTTTAATAATATATTTTCCCTGAACTGAGGCAATTCCGGGAGTTGAGGTTGTGGTATCAGAATTTTCAGTAACAAGCTCTCCCTTCGAAACAGCAAGCTCGTCAAGATCGGTCCATTTTGAATATTCCGAGTCTGATTGCCTGATAACTCTTGGTTTATGTATTGAGAATCTTATTTTATTATCAGGATACTCGTGCCTCCAAACCTCTTCAATATTCACTTGAATTTTATCTCCTTCACTGAATTCTTCGTCTGTGATAAAAGTATCTCCGAGAAGAAGAAATCCGTTTTCGATATAGTTTTCTTTAAACTTACCGGTGTCGTTTACAGGAATTCCGATAGAATAAGTATATCCTTTTTCTTTCTTATTAACTTTGAGAACCTCAACCGTGAGCTCGTCCTCATTTCTGAATTTTATCCATGCGTCGGACTCGGCTCCAGGACTATACCTTCCTTCGTATCTTTTTATCATGGCCCCTTCAGATCCTTTAAGATTTCTTAAAAGAGTTATTGCCTTGCGAGCCTTTTCAGAAGTCTCGGCAACGATGCTGCTAACTTCTTTGATATGCGGGGTGAAATTAAGAGAATGAAGTATCTGTTTCCTCTCGAACCAGGGGAGCTCAGATATATCCTTATCGAAATGAGGGATATCAAAACAATGGAAAGAAATCTCTTTATCAGGAATCTCTCCTTTGCCAGTAATATATTTCGCAATCTCAGACCTTCCCCCGTCCTTGTATACGATTTCGCAGTCAAGAATAAAATCTTTGTTTGATATTTTTTTGGCTTCAGAAACAGCTGTTTTAAAATGTTCCGATATATCTTTTCCCTGATCGCTATATATCTTCACAGAGTTGTCAAATTTTGATATCATGCCCCTGAAACCATTATACTTTTTCTCGAGAGCATATTTCCGGCCAGTCTTGAACATGTAATCAATAATTTCGTCCACTCTATAAAATCGCCTCTTTGGTTTCATTGGAACGATTTTTCTGGGATTTTCTTCAAGATTTTGTGAATTTTCCTCAGAATTTCTCTCCAAATCGCTCATTTCGACCTTTTTGACCGGCCTCACTCTTACAAGTCTAAGGTCGTATAACGGGACAAAAGAGTCGTGAGGACCTTCAGGATCGCCCCAAATGAAATGGAGATCCTTCCAGTTAGGGAAATCCTTGCATATTCTGACTTCTATTGCTCTTTTTATGAAGTCGGGGGGATCTCTCATCCGGAATTGTATGTCAAGATCATTAGGCTTGTGGTCGTCTGCAGACTTAATCGAGCTCCCCACGATACTTGCAAAGCCTTTTATGACAGTTATGTCCTTAAAATTCTCCCACATATCTGGATTTCGGTAGTCAAGCTGTGCCAAAGTCTCTGATAATGCACCTTTTCCTTTGCTTTTTGACACAATATCATAGACTTCTTTCCCTGCAGGAGTCATTTTTTCGGGATGAAACTCAATTCCTCTCCTTCTAAGCTCATTAAATATCTTTCTTGCGAGCTCAAGGACCTCTCCGATTGTATATTTGAACTTCTTTCCGGACTTTATTGAACTATACCATGCGATTACGATGCGCCAGTCGTCCATTAGAACGTCTGTGGGAGTTATTCTTGGGTGATATCCGGGGACATTTTCTATAAATTCGTGCTCTGAGAGAAACTTGAAATCCTTGATGAATGTCTGAGCTCCTCTCGGGATCTCAACTTTCTTTGGAAAATCGAATAATTTTATGATATCAAACTTATAAGCATACAAAACTTCCTTGTTTGGCCACCATTTGGACCTTTCCTCTTCAGAAACGAGGTGTCTGTCTTTAAGACTGTTGAATTCCTCGAGTGTAATCTTGTCAGGAAGCCTTAATTTTATGATTCCGTAACATAAATTGTCCTCGATTAGGTAAAGGGGCTTATTAATTTCACCCTTGTAGAACTTTGATTTTACTATAAGACTCTTTTTTCCCTCCCAGATCAAGCTTCCGTGGGGATGAACAAGATAAATCGCCTCTCTTTGCTCCATGAGAGACTCACTGATAAGCTCTTTCGTGGTTATTTTAAGTCCGTCATGTGCAAGAACTATCTCAGATTTGCATTCTCCCTTGATTTTTTCCCAACGTTTTCGGATTTCTTTCTCGGCTTCTTCCTGGGGCGGATAAGTGTGCCCCGCCTGGGTGAGGATAAACTTATCAGGACAGATTTTCTTGGCAAATTCAAGAGCTTCACCAGCATTTTGGTGGCCTTTTATCTGTTCTCCGAACCACATTGCCGCGTCATATACCAGAATATCAGAATTTTTATAATATCTGAGGGATTCCGGAGGAATTTCACCAACATCTTCAGTATAAACTATCTTTTTAAACCTGAATCCTGACATTGGATAGCCTGGCTGGATGCTGTGAATTAGCCTAAATGGCCTTATGAGGAGATTATCCCCTGATTCCGCGGGAGAAAATGGTTCTCCGGCCTTGAAAAAGTTTGGTTTTATATGACTCAGTTCCTTAAAATCCTCTTTGATTTTTTTCCAGGTCTGCTCTTCAAAGTAAACTGGCATAAATGGAAGATCTTTCTTATCAAGCCATTTCTTAAGCTGGGGGCCAAGGCCTTTTGTTGCGTCATTATGCCCGTGAGAAATAAGAATAAAATCAATATCGTCTATGTTTTCTCTCTCGACCTGCTCAAGAAAGTCGGGAGTGCAATCTATCATAAAACTATATCTGCCACGGTCAGAAGTCACATAAAGTGAGCTTCTGGTTCTGGCGTCTTTTTCTTTTCCGACAGGCCTGCTCGGTCCAGTTCCCAAAAATGTAAGCTGCATTTAATCAAGGTCCTCAATTTTTTTAATATATTCCTGTATTGAAAGATTTGGAGGAAGAAGTCCGGATTTTATATAGCTGAGAAGTCTTTTTGATTTCCTATCAATCTCGTCTATTCCAACCATATCCCAGTCAATCCACGGAATTTCTTTGAATCCCTCAAGATCGCATATTGGTTTAAACATATATTTTCTTATTGCGCTGGTAGTGTTAGTTATTATTTCTCTTAACGTAAGCTGGTAGAGATCGCTCATGTTGCTAAGTGTAGCTCTGTTTGTGGCTTCCCCACTCCCAATAGCGTATGGTTTTGGAATGCCCATCCCTGTGACCTGCTGATCCTGATAATATGCAAGATGCTCCTGGAGTTTTGTAGACTGTTTGCTTTCAAGCATTTGCAAATCATAATAATAAGGAGTTGCTATCTCTTTCTTGAACGTAAGATCTTTAAGCTTATCAAGCATTGTCTGAACCTGCTCGGGAGTTGGCTCGTGAGACATATCTCCAAGCTTAGCCCAGACTATCGGAAATCCGTGCCTCCACACATTGTTTGCGAGAGCTTCCTCCATGTTTTGTTTTCTGATTGAATTAACATAAATGGGCTCGATAAGTCCGATTCCATAGAATCCATCGCCAACCGTAAAAAGCTTTATTTGTGCAAGCTTCTCAACAGAAACAAAAAGCTGGTTTGGTAAGAGAGATACTCTTGGATCACTCGGCTTTTCTTTTATCATATTGAAATTATAGTTGTCAAAAGAAAGAGTCTGTGTATATCCAACCGGCCTGTTAAACCTGTCAAGGACAATCTTGTTTTTTGAATCCTTTGCATAGTCAATGGTCTTGGAATCAACTATGTCCCAGTCAACAATACGATTGCCTTTCTTATTGAAAATATTTTCAACGAAAGATCTTCCATAAATGCATTCATACTGGAATATCTTTTCAAGCAGCTCATCCCAGGTTATGTCAGAACCCGAGTTTCCGAGATTCTCGGTGAAGTTCACAAAATATTTGAGAACTTTCTGGTCTTTTGCCTTAATCTCGTGCCGTGCAGACATTATAGTCTGGGTTATTTTATTGATCCCGTTGAACACAGTAGGATCGCGCATATAGACAAGCTCAAGCTCGTTCAATGGAACCCTTATTTCTGTCGGTGTTTGCTTCTTAGTGATTGGAGGTTCTTCATTTACATTTGCCTCCGTAGCTGCAAGGTTGAACGTATCAACATTGAATGTTTCGGCGATTGTTTTCATAATGATCCCTCTTTTACTTCATTAGCATGAACGGAGGTGATTTCGGGCCCCTTATGGCTATTATGAGATTTACAATCTCATATTTTATGAAATAGACGCAAAGGCCGAAGGCAATTACCGACTTAAGGTTGAGATCGAACCCCAAAAAGTAAGTGAACAGATAATTGACCAGCCCCCCGTATATGAAAATAATAATTGACATATCTTTGATAAATTTTATCTTTTCTTTCAAGAATTTAGCATAGAACGCGGAAATGTTTTTGAAAAGCTTTTTGAAGAATTTTGGCACAGACTCCTTAAACAGATTTATCCCGCCCTTAGAGTTGTATATGAATTTCTTTAACGCCTGGCAGAAATTTTGCCATGTTGTTTTTAGCGAGACTAAAACATTATCGAAAAAAGTCTTGACCTTTGGAGCAAGCTCATTGTAGAATTTTTTTGCCTGTTTTTTGGCTTTTTCTATTTTCTGACGTAAGAAGCTCTTTGAACCCATTATGTTAAAAAGATATTGGAAAACTATTATTTAAGCTTTTCTACATATATGTGTGATAACATTCACTAAGACATATAGATTACATTGCAACAAAGTCCACAAAATCCCTTTGCTCGACCACCGGCTTGCATGCAAGAACAAGGCTCATTACCGTATCGTCATGCGGCCCGTTGCTGTAATATGTGATAAATCCCGCCTTTGTTTTAGTCTCTATGAAAGAAAGAAGCTCGAGAACGAGTGAGTTTGTGAATGTGAGGGTTGCAGGATTCCTGTCACTTCGTGGAATTACGAGTCTTTTCTGCTCAATAAGCTCTCTAAGATTAAGAAGCATTTTATTCCTGTTCTGGCTGCTGAAATCGGGAGCGTCGAAAGGAAGCATCCTCTCCCTGAGCTTTTCAACAATAGAAGCTCCGACATTGCTCGGATCAACAACAATCCTATTGACTTTGTATTTCTGGTAGAGCTGCTGTATTCGGTCAATCTTGGCAGCAATGCTGAGTCCCCTGTGCCTTTCACCGTGCCTTATTATTGCTTTCTCTCCAATCCGTTCAAGAACTATGTATGAATCAAAATCAGCTCTTGCTCCGGTGGCTATAGCAAAATCACAACCAAGATAGACTTTGCTTTCTTCAGAAATTCTTGGACCGAAGGTTATATCAAAATCATAAGCTTCTTCAATAAGATCAGGGGGAAATATTGCATTTTCCGCCATGGCTCTCGGGTTACACAGGTATTCTCTTTCGAAAGCCGCCTGGCCGATTTCATCTCTTATCTTTCCAAGTCGCTCTCTTGTAAACTTTGTCGGCCAGAGGAGTTTGCCTTCGTCAGAGATCGCCTTATAAACGGCAGATTTCCAGCTCGGATTTCTTGCGAGGACAGTCATTAGATCTGCGATATCTTCAGGAGTAGAGATTGCCGCGAGCTTTCCTTGTTTTGCCGCAACTCTTGTCACAACATACCTGAAGAAGATGCTATGATCTCTGAATCTTGAAGCTTCGTCGCACAAGATATAGTCAACATGATAACCCGTTATGTTGGGGGTATAGGGCTTGCAAAGAATCTTGCATCCGGATTTAGTTACAACTTCTGTTTTCGCCCAAGTGCTTGTTTTCACTGTCTGGTCAGGCATGAGATCTTTGAGAAGTTCATTGCCTTCGATATTAAGCCGAATTTCCTCGAGAAGCTTGACGCTCTGGGGAAGAGAGGTTGATACTATGAGAAATCTTTTGTCTTTCTCAAAAAGACAGCGCCACAAGATATACCCCGTTCCAAGTATCGAGGTTTTTCCAAAACCAGTGGGAGCTATTATTGAAACTCTATCGTTCTGGTTAATCATTCTAAACCATTCCATGTGAAATGGTTGGATATCCCAGTCAAACACTCGTTCACAGAATAGCTTGAAATCGAGCTTAAACTTAATCAGCCATTCAAGATAGTCTGAATGGTTATAATTTTCAGTCCTGAAGATTTCCTTTAGAGTTCTCAATATCTTCTCTCCTTAATTTGCTTATATAATCCCTGACTTCGTCATTACGTTTCTGCAGCTCTTCTATAGAATCCCCCCTGACTGTCCATTCATAATATCTAAAACCCTTGGCGGATTCTTTTGTATTAAATCTAAAAATAGGTTCTGACTGGGGAGGATCCTGTATGTTAAGAACTTCCTTCTTCTGCTGAGGAGTTAGATCAGTTTCCATTTTTACCTCTCAGTAAGTCTTCGTAATATTTTACTGGCCTGTCCCAGATAATTACGGTGGCCACTTTGTCCCTAAATTCTTTCGGGACATAAATTACTGAACTCGTCTTTCCTCCCTTAACATTAAGAGTTGTAACGCTCAAAGTATCTTTGAAGACAGACTTGAATGCGTTTTCCACCTGAACTATGTTTGGATCAGGTCTGTCAAGTTCATAAGGTATTACTCTTCTCTTCATTATTCTCCCTCCTCCATAAAAGATATAAGCTCATCCTGGTCAGATATATCGAATACCTGCTTGAGCTTCATTCGTTTCGTCCCGGACAGCAGGAAATAAAGTGTTCTAAGCAGATCTTTTTTCTTATCATTCATTGTATCCACTTATCCACAACGGTCCTTAAAATAACACCGTCTTCTACAATGCTGTCAATCTCAATTATCTCGGTTCCTCCGGGAACTTTCCGTTCAGTCCTGTGTGTGATTAATTCCACTTGGTGTCAACTCCAACTATTTGAAATCCTCCGGGTTTGCCCCGATAAGATTATTGGGATTTTTTACGCAGCCGTGCAAATGGTTCTCAAGCGCCCATGTCATGGCAAAGTTTCTTGAACAATACTGGCATTTGAACGGCCTCTGCATTTTCTTAGAGCTTTTAGGCATTTTTAATCCCCTCCTCGTAAGCTTTTCTTAGTTTCAAAAACATTTCTTTGCTTCCTCCAACGTCCGGATGGTGTATCTTTGCAAGAGACCTGTAAGCGTTCATAATATCAGATTTGCTTGCATTTTCTCGGACTCCAAGGATTTCGTGCCATTTGCCTCCGTCTGAAAGAAGCAGAACTGTATCATCCGGCGTAGCCTCAAAACCAAGAAAAAAGGTTCCAAATATTTTATCAAACACGCTTTCGTCTGAGCTTGTCACTCCGTAAGACTCAAGCGCCCTGTATAGGTATTCTATTGAAAGCTGTGCAGCTCTGTAATTATCGAGCTGGTTATCGTAATTCTTGCACTTGAAATTATATCTTTTTCCTCCTCTGTCGAATATGATTCCGACCTCTCCTGTGAAAAGGTCTTTATTAACTTTAAGATTTGAAGCATCCATCTTCTTCATTGTGCTGATAAGTTCTTTTGTTACGGTTCCTTCCTGAGCGCTAAATCTTGCCATTCTTCATATCCTCCAGGAATCTTATTTTTTCTTCGAACTTAGCTACTGCTTCAGAATTATTTTTCTCCAAAGCTATTTCTTTCATGGTTCTTGAAAACTTAAGCAAAGAATCAAGCATTGCAGTTTTTCCCTTCGCCATGCTTTCTGCCAAAGCATCGAGCTGTCTGCTTGCCTTGTCAAGCTTTTTGTTTAGTTTTGTTAAGTTTTTCATTTTCCTCTCTTTCTTCAGCCATGCAGTTTGAGATTCTTATTGCCAGCCATTTTGGTATCTTAATATCTTCCTCGTCGCATTCTAAATGAAACGTGTTATCAACCAGATCTTCATAGACATGGACTTCATGAGTTTCAGTCCATTCAAGATATTCAAGACTTTTCTTTGTGCTCATGGTTTACCCCCTGTTTCCCTGACAGCTCGTTCAACGTTTTCGGTTCCATTCTAAATTCCCCCTCCAGGAATGTCCTTTGTTAACATGATCAAACCCGGGAATTCTTTTCTTATGGATTAATTCATGGCAATCCCGGCAAAGATATATTAGGTTTCCGGGACTGTTATCTTCATGGTCTCCATTCCTGTGGTGGACCTGGAGTTCTTCCTGAGATCCGCACATTGCGCATTGTTTGAAATAACTTGCTTTGGCGATCTCCCTGTAATTCATGTTTTCATAAAACTCTGGGAATATTTAAACCTTTTGATTTTATCGGGGTTATTAATGCATTGCTTCCTCTGGTATACTAAATCAGGGAGAAAAAGAGAAAGCTTCTCCGCCGCCAGGCGTATTGCGCCGCCCCCGGTTAAATTAAGTGAATGCCCCGGAAATTAAATAGTTACGAAGATGTTGGATCCTCTCAGCTTGATCCGGAGAATTTCTTTATAATATTTGAAGTGGAGTAGTTTCCCTGAAGATCAATATATCTTGATATTCCCCCATATGATTTTACAATTCTGTCTTCCTCCTCAACGCGCTCTTTTATGAACGAACCGCCCTTTACCTTAATATCCGGCTTGAGTTCTTTTAAAAGAGCTAAAGGAGAATCTTCATTGAAAACTATGACATAATTAACGCATTCAAGCTCTGAAAGTATCTCTGTCCTTTCAAGCTCATTAAATATAGGCCTCCCCGGGCCTTTAGTCCTAAAAAAAGAAGAATTATCCCCGTTTATTGCAACAATAAGAATATCTCCAAAAGATTTCGCTTTCTTAAGAAGCCTTACATGACCTGGATGAAGCATATCAAAACAACCAGAAGTAAACACAACAGTTCCCCTGAACCCGGAAAGAATTTCTTTTAATTCGCCCAGAGTTTTTAATTTCATAAATTAAAGAATAATTCACCCCTATTTGAAGGTTTGGAAAAATAGAGCCGCTAAAGAGGAACATGACTTATACTCTTTTTAAATATTTGTATCGTGAAACATATATATTTCATTATATATATTATACTATAATATTATCTAAAATATATATCT